TTCTCTCCTACAACCGGAAAATTTGAACACATTAAGGAATCAGATTTATCCGATTGGAAAAAAGCCTACCCTCAAGTTGATATTGCTCGCGAAATAGCAAAAGCCGAACAGTGGCTGTTGTCTAACCCAACAAAATCTAAGAAGAAGCTCTGGAGAAAATTTCTAACAGGTTGGTTTGAGCGCGTTAACGATAGAAACGAAAACAAAACGGCATATAGACAGCAAAACGATGAGACAACACGAAAAAATAGCAAGTTACGAGCATGGGAAAGCAAACAAGCTGATAGCTGGAAACCAGTATACACAAACACACAAGGGGAATAATCATGAGCTGGGAAGAATTCACACAAATAAACAATGTAAAAACTAGGTTCAAGGATGTGTCAATAGAAAAGTGTATCTTACCGAAAGACCTAAAACAACAGGCAGAACTGTTCATAGAGAAACCACATAGCTGGATCCTTACAGGTGGCGCTGGACGAGGAAAAACATACTTCTCGCTGTGCTTAGCTCGAATGGTTGTTGAAAAATATTCTATATCAAATATTCGATGGTTAAAGTCTAAACACCTAGACGACAACATATTAAACGATTTTCATAAATATGGATCTTCGTCATATTTGATAAAAAGCATGTGTGACATTAAATTTCTGTTTATCGATGATTTTGGTGTTGATAGAGAGTCAGATCGCACAAATAGGGACTACTACGAAATCATAGACAGCAGATGGGAGGATATGAAACCAACAATCATTAGCACAAACCTACAGCCAGAAGAAATAGAAAGACAGTATGGATCAAGGATATTTTCAAGGATGAAAGACTATAAATGGTCCCTTTTCAGCTGGGGTGATATGAGAGGAAGTGTTTAGATGACGAAAATTCTCATTCTAAAGGCCACCACAAGCAAAACTATACTTGATGAGGCCAATCATGATCTGTCTTGTTAAAACGCTAACAGCGGCCATTAGAATGAGAAAAAGAATATGTTGTGTTTTTCTACCGTGTAAAAAAACAGATTTTTATCAGGTGCCGTTGTCTCAAACACACCAAACTTTAGTGATTATAGAAATATGTTGTCGACATTTAACACAAAAACAAATTTTTTAAACAAAAACAGTTTATATATTGCCGTATTATGATATAAAATCATATAAAATGAGTGTTTAGTTATCAACATTGTTGTTTTTTATTATTTCACATAACCTTACAACAAACCCAAGCGTGTCTCTAACGCCACAAAGATATTTATACTCTCCTTCATCTATGTAACCACTTTCAAAGGATTTCACTTCATCAATCTCCATACACACGTCTATAAAGTAGATCATTATAGAATTTTTTAGATCGTCAATTTCTCCTGCATAGGATCGACATGTAAAAGCAAGAAAAATTTCTAAAAAAACAAAAAACTTTGTTACCATAAAATCCTTGTGTATTTTTTGCGAAAATGTATATATAGAAAAAAAAAGCCACATCCATGTGGCTCTAACAAACGGGCTAACACACATTATGGATTTATATAAATTTTTGTCAACACAAGTAAATATTTCACGCAACATAATGGATATTATCAGCCGATGTATATTTAAATTTATGATAAATTTTATTGTGTTCAGGTCGGTTTTGTTTCAGTTTCTCATCTCGATTATCGTGATTACTGGATTTTTAGGTGGCTGCACCATGATAAATCGTCAACTTGGACTTTCAGATGATAATATAGTTGAAGAGCTGTTAGAGAAAGAGATTGAGAATAGGATTGGTCTTTCTGTAGACCTTTCTCCCTCATCACCAGAATAGCATCTTAGTCAACATGCAAGTGTTTAAGAATTCTATTTATCACGTTGACCGTTTCATCAAGCCTTCTTTTTGTTAGAGGATTTTCACGAGTCACCTCTAGAGATATCCCATTGTCATACATCAATTCAAAAAACTCTTCGTTATCCAGTGGTAGAGGATCTATTTTTGACTCTATAATTTTTTTGAAACGCGTGTTTGCTTTTTCAATGTCACTATCTGTCATGTGAGAGACGTTTTTAAAAACACCATCCTTTCCTGGTACATAGTGTTCGTCGTCGCTGCTACTCATTCTTAGACAGCAACAACAGCTACACTTAAATTTTTCACATCTCGGAGAAAACGAAAAATGTATTGTTGGTTGAATGGACATAATTACCTCATAAGCTACTCAGACTTAATCAATGAAATCTCAATATAGTATGTTTTTTCATCACCTTTTTTTTGGATATACTCAAAATTTATTGAGTCATTGTTGTCGGCTCTTCCTGCTGCTAATCCTGGTATAAGTCTATCAGATATATAATCTCTGATATTTTTAAACGCAAACACAAGGTTGTCATAATCTAACGATCTTGGAGCTACACGACATAGAATTACTTGCAATGGTAAAAGATCTGAATGCTGTGACAACCCTTCTGTATAAAACATTAAAAGCATTTTATGTTTTTTAATACGCTCTCTTCGTTTTGTCCAGTGTTCGCTAATATTTGCTGTGCTATACAAGCGAATAGGCACTATATATTTATCAATCATCATGCTCTCACGTTGATAACGGTTGTTTGTATAAACATTTTTATGATATATAAGGATTATTATCAATGTGGGGGTATACATGGTTGCAAAAGTTACAGTAAAGATAAAAGGAGACGATTCTACATTCAAAAAAGATTTTTTAATATACGAAACATTCTCTCTATGTGATGGTGATGAAACAATAAACAACTGTGTGAATGAGGCAAAACAAGAAGCAAAAATAGATGCTAAAGAAATTTTATTAACAGCAAAGATAAGTATACTATGAACGAAGAGGGAAGAGGAAGGCCTTTTGAAGAGCCATATCCATCAATAGAAGAGACTGTAAAGTTAGGGGAAGAGCTTGTCGAGTGGGCAAAACTTCCAACCAGTCTTCTGTTTTCACAATTTTATTCTGAAGTAAAAAAAATTCCACGTAAGAGGTGGAAGAGTATCGTCCAAAGACATCCATTTGTAGATTTTTATGAAAAAGCACAGTCAATGCTATCGGTTAGAATGATGGATTTGAAGTGTATTGAGAAGTCTTTTGGCCATAGACTTTTGAGACTTTACTGTAAGGATCTTGTAGAAGAAGAAAACGAGACAGCAGAATTCAAAGCAAAACTAAAAAGTGTGTATCCAGAAGAGGGTGAGTATATTATAAATGTTATCGACTATGACTCATGAAAAAGTCTATAGAAATAACTGCTCCTCATAAATTTAAGCCAAGAGAATATCAGTTAGAGGCAATGAAGTCTCTAGACTCTGGGATTAAACGTGCTGTTATCTGCTGGGCAAGAGGATTGGGAAAAGATCTGTTTTCATTAAACTATCTTATAAAAAGAGCTGTTGTGGATCCGGGTGTTTATCTACATTGTTTCCCCAATTTTAATCAAGCAAAAAGAGCTATCTGGAAATCAAACCATCAAACACATGATGGTGAAACAATTTCATATCTAGACCACTTCCCTAAAGAACTGATTAAACATAAAAATTCATCAGAGATGATGATCCAGTTAAAAAATGGATCAATTTACTGCTTAATGGGTTTAGATGGAAAAAATGCCTCTAGAGCAAGGGGTATGAATCCAAAATTTGCGATTCTATCAGAATATGCTTTTATGGATCCTGAATCTTGGCAAACAATTGAACCAAGGATTACACAAAATAATGGTACTGTTATTTTCATATCCACTCCTAATGGGAAGAATCATTTTTATGAGTTATACAACCACGCTAAAACAGATAAAAACAACTACTTTACAAGCCTAAAAACTGTTGTAGAATCAGAATCTCTAACATTATCAGACATAGAAAAAATCAGAAACGAGGGAGTACCAGAAGATTTTATTCAGCAAGAATATTTTTGCAGCTTTGAAAGAGGATCAAGAGGTTCATATTACGGTAATTTAATACAGAAAGCTAGAGATGAGAGAAGAATAGGAAAAGTACATGTTCAAAACGATTTACTAGCTCATACAGCATGGGATATTGGAGTAGGAGACAATACAGCGATCTGGATTTTTCAACGGTCGTATGACGGTTGTATATCTTTTGTAAATTACTATGAGAATCATGGAGAGGGACTAGATCACTATATTAAATATTTAAATGAATGGAAAATAAAAAATAACGTTGAATTTGGAAAACATTTCGTTCCTCATGATATGCAAAATAGAGAGTTTACAAGTGGAGTTGATCGTCTTCAAACAGCACGTGAGTATGGTTACAATATGACTGTTCTACCTAAGAAGCCAATTTCAGAAGGTATACAAGCAGTTCGTTTCATATTACATTCAGCGCTTTTTGATGAAGAAAACTGCAGATATGGCATAAAATGCTTAGACTTTTATAGAAAACGTTATAATGATTCTCTAAAAATATATTATGATGAGCCGTGTCATGACAAATGGAGTGACGGAGCTGATGCTATGAGGTATGCTGCTATAGGTATAAGAGGTATAGGATTTAGTGGATCATCTGCTAAAGACGATTATGACGCAATTAACAATTATTTTGGTAAATTATGAAAAACAGCGATCCTATATTTTTTCCTGGTGTCGAAGTTGACCAAGACAAGAAAATAGAATTAAATAAAAACTATAGTGACTCTATCAACATTCTTCAGACACAGTGGTGGCAAGCAGACATAGATCAAAGATTTTATTTAGGAGATCAAGAGCTATGGGGGGCTCTATTTCCAAACTATTCTAGAAAAGTTTTCAATTTCAATTTGATAAACAATATGGTCCAAATGGTCTCTGGATATCAAAGAAGAAATAGGAAAAGCACTATATGTATACCTGTACAAGCAGAGTCACAAAAAACAGCAGACCAACTGACAAAATGTCTATACTATGTCCACAAAAATACAGGGGCTTATCAGATATATAGTGACGCATTTGAACAAGGAGCTCTAACTCAAGGAATAGGATTAGTATCTATTTTTATAGACAACACAGATGATCCAGCCTCAGGCGACATTAGAATGAGATACGTCGATTTTAAAAGCGTTCTTATAGACCCGTACTTTAGACAGAAAGACCTTTCAGACTGTAGATATATATGGACAAGACAATTTTTTGACAAAAGAGAGGCTGCTAGATTTTATCCAGATTTTCACGATGAAATAATGTCATTACCTTCTCAAACTGCACGAGATGACAAGTTTTACTATATGCCAGAGGTATATCAGATACAGACAAACAACCTAATAAATATGGATGAATATTGGTATCTTTCTTCAAGAGAGTGCATATATATTGTAGACACGATGACAAATGAAACACAGGAGTGGATTGGTGATGAGGAGGACGCTAGAATATTGAAGATGCAGTTTGGTAACAGGTTTAAGCTTGTAAAAAAATCTAAACCAACTGTTAAAAGAACAATATTGATGAACAGTCGAGTTATTGTAGATGAAGAAAACCCTTACGGTCTTGACTGCTATCCATATGTCCCATTTTTAGGGTATTTCACTCCAGATACTCAGTATTATTCTTATAAATTTAGGGGGATTGTAAGAGATTTACGTGATGCTCAATATTTATTCAACCGTAGGAAGGTTGCAGATTTAGATATCTTAGAATCCCAACAACAAGGTTTAAAAGTTAAAAAAGGAACACTTGTATCTCCAGAAGATGGTTTGACAAGAGGACACGGAAAAATGCTCGTTTTGAAAGAAACAGCACAGATGAGCGATGTTGAGCCAATGCCTATTATACCACCTTCTCCAACAATGCTACAAATGGAGGAGATGTTGAGAGATACAATGAGCAAAATATCTGGAATAAACGAAGAGTTATTGGGATCTTCTGTAGATGATAAGGCTGGAATTTTAGCAATGTTAAGGCAGGGAGCTGGTTTAACAACACTTCAGAGACTATTTGATCAGTGTGAAGAGTCACAAAAAATGTGCGGTGACATCATAGTAAAAATGATCCAGAAAAACTGGAGCTATAACAAAATCAAACAGGTTCTAGGAGAAGAACCAACTCCAGAATTTGATAACAAGATTTTCTATAAATATGGATGTAAAGTTGTACAAGGGGTTCTCACAGAGACACAACAACAGCTTGAACTTGCACAATTATTTGAACTACAACAGAGATTTGGCGATGTGTTTCCTATAGAAGAGATCGTAGAAGCTATGACTATTCAGAATAAAGATAGAATACTGAAGAAAATGCTTGATAATCAGAAGTCACAAGCCGAAAACCAAAAGAAAATATCAGAACTACAAATAGAGCAAATGCAGGTAGATAATCAAACAAAACTTGCGTATGCACAATCTCAACAAGGCCTTGCTTCTGAACGAATAGCTAAAATACAAACAGATAAAGCTGTTGCTGAGGATAAGCTTAGAAGAGCTGAGCATGAAGATACATCATCACTGCTTGCTTTGGTTAAATCATTGAAAGAGTTGCAAGGTCTTGATATAACGAATTTAACATCAAAAATAGATATGTTAGGAAAAATTAATGGAATTCGTTTTGAAGAAAAGATGGATGTAGAGAAAAGCCCTGGATCAGAAATTTAATGTGTTGTATGTTAAAATAAAAATCACAAACGATTGGAGAATATTGTGATGAAGAAAGAACCTAAAATGAAGAGTGAGAAAATGTACCGAGAAGAGAAGTATCAAGAAGACATTTCTTCTCCAGAAGCATGTTTTTCTCAAGAATATAATCAAGCTCCTTTGAGATATATTGAACGAGAAAATAAAAGAAGTGAGAGAAGTGCAAAACAAGTCAAAAAGCAAGAATATAAAGGACGATATCAATAAATGAGATCAAAATTTTGTGATAGAGATACTGTAGGAACTGTTTATCTCAAATCTCAAAAAAATGATATATCAAAGCTGTGTGTCGGTGATATCAATTCAGAAATTCTTCCAGGGTTGATAGACGATATCAACGACACAATTTTATCTAATCCTTTTTCTGGAGAAGATTTTTACATATCTGTTGTAGAGCAGAGAGATCTCCAGATGCCAAATGCTATAAAAAGGCGTATATTCAAAACAAAACATTTACCATATCCAGAAGACAACACACTTGTTTTTAAGGCAGAGGTTAAAAATAACATAATAAGATTTTGTTGGGATTTACCACACCATTCAGAGATTAAAATTATATTGTGTAATTTTACATCATATCCTTATGAATTTATAAAAAGTCTACAGGAATGGATGAATAATGATTTATCCAATTTTGGGTTTATAAAGGTTAACTTTGGAAGCTGTCTTGTTGAAGGATACGATGAAAAAACAATAAATAAATATAAAGAAAACTATATAGCATTCTTAGAGTCAAAAAACATTGACAAAAAAACAATCGAATCAGAAAAAAGCTTAGGATTTTTCTGGGTTCCAAACAAATTTTTCCAGTTTAAAGACGTCTCTCAGAAAAACACTCAAATTTCTTTTGCTTAGATCTGTTTACAAAAAAACACCGATACATGTAAATTAAAGTTTTCTATTATATAGAAAGCTGTAAGCGTCTCGCAAACGCAAAGGAAAACATATGGATGAAGATCAAAACAGTGTAAATACAGAGATCACACCTCAAGATCAACATTCCGAAGTCGATGTCAAAAACAGTTCTAATAATTTCTCTGAAGACAATCCACATGTTGAAGGAGATCAAGAAAAGAACTGGAAACAGCTAAGAAAAAAAGCCGATAAAGCTGATGAGTTAGAGAAAAAAATATATGAATATGAAAAACGCATGCTAGCGCATGAAGAAGTAATAAAAAATATACTTTCTCAACATAAAAATATCAGCAAAGAGCCAGATGAATTTGAAAATATTGCATCTGACGACTTTTTATCGTATGAACAGACACGAAAACTTTTGCAGCGAGATGCTAGAAATATAGCGCGTCAAGAATTTGAAGCTCTAGAATCAGCTCGTGAGAAAAACAGATTCCGTGAACGTTTAAAATCGAAATATTCGGATTTTGATCTTGTTGTAAATGACTCGACTATAAAACTTTTTGAACAAAAAGAGCCAGAATTGGCAGCGACTATAGCCGAGTCTCAAGATCCATATAAAATGGGTCTACAAACATATATGTATATAAAGTCAATGGGTTTATATGATGATAATGAAGATCGTCACAGCAAGGAAGTTATAGATAAAATAGATAAAAATAAAAAATCTATTCAAACACCACAAGCTTATGATAAGCGACCAATGGCACAAGCTTTTGATTTTGGAAATCTATCAAAATCTGAAAAAGAAAAATTATATACAGAAATGATGGGATACGCTTCGTTGTCTTCTGGCTTCTAATAGCCGAGGAAAAAATGACAGTATCTGTTTCAACTCTGCCTCCACAGGTTCAGCAGAGATATAATGTGAAGCTATTGTCAACACCAGAAAGAAACTGTATTCACAATCTTTTTGCTGTTCCAGTAGAGCTTCCAGATAACCAAGGATTTATTGATCGTCAAAGTCGTTATGACAGATTGGATAGGTTTCCTGTTCCTCTTGATGATGCAATGTTAAATCCTCCAGCACAACAACTTAATCGTGTTGACGTTGACTGCCGTATACGTGTTTATGCTACTTATATTGTTTTAACTAAACAAGTAACACTTACTAATGAAGACCCTGTTTTGAATAGCGCAGCTGCTCGTTTAGGACAGGCACTTAGAGAAACTCAAGATATACTTCAGAGAGATAATCTTGAGTCTACAGCATCTATAGTCAATTGTGTTGGCGGATCTAATGGTGATCTACCAACTGAAATGGATATATCAGATCTAGATGATATCGTTGCTGTTTTACAAGGTAATGATGCTGAGTATATTACTGGAATGATTGGAGCTGAAAATAAATTTGGAACTTCTCCAATTGGCGATAGTTACGGTGTAATGTGTCACTCTAGAATGATTCCAGTTCTAAACAATATGACTGGATTTATCAGAAAATTTCAATATCCAAATATTGATAAGACTCTTGAGTCTGAATGGGGTGGTGCGAATAACTGTAGATTCTTTATTTCATCTCAAGGATCAATTTCTTCAAACGCAAGCTTGTTAGGAAATGATGTTGCTAACTGTTTTGTAACAGCAAGAGAAGGATATAAAGTTGTTTGGCAAGCAGGAGGAAAGGCTAAATTTATTTATTTACCACCTGGTACAAATAATGACCCATGCATGTTAAGGCATACAGCAGGATGTTCTTTCTATCAAGGACAGTGTATTACTAACGACCTTTGGGTGCAAAATCTGCGCTCAACTGGCCTACTAGCTGTATAATAGGAGGTGAAATTATGTTACCGTATCAGCTAATTGATGGCGGATCTTTTACCTCTGATTCTAGTGTAGCTAGGCAAGAGGTACAAGTGACAGATAGGCCCGATTTGATTTGGGTCAGAAATAGAACGGCCTGGGGTGATGACGCTGCCGAAACGTCTGTAGAATCATGGTGGAGATATGGGATGGCCCAAGACTCTGCGCAAACTGTAGATCAAGCAGTAACCACAGGAATACTATCTAGTGAAGCTGTAACTACAAACGGATTTAGAGTGTATAACACCTTTAATCCTCCAACATATGCAGCGTTAGCAACAACATCGATTACAAAAGCAAATCCTGCAGTTGTAACTATGGCGTCTACTGGCTCCATTAATGTTGGTGATATTGTTCGTTTGGATAACACTACAGCAATGCTGCAAGTTTCAGGGTACGATTTTGAGGTTACAGCTGTAACATTAAATACAAATATTACTTTGAATTTTGACGGTCAAAATGAAGCTGCAGCAGCAACGGCAGGTAATGTGCGTCTAATAATTCCAGATAGAAATTATCCTAGACGTAGATTTATAGTTCCTCTTTCCGGTGCAGCAGGAATCACAAAAGCTGTCAATTGTGTTGTTTCTTGCAGTGTTGCTCATGATTTTACCGTTGGAGAGAAGGTACGATTAAAAGTTCCTTCTGCTTATGGTATGACAGAGGCAAACAATGCAATTGCAACAGTAACAGCTATTAGCACATATACAGTGACTTTGGATCTAGACACAAGTGGATATACAGCGTTTAGTCTTCCAGCTTCTGCAGTATATGCAGCTGGTGTTACTCCTGCAGAAATTGTACCTGCGGGTAGTGGACCATATCCTAATGGAAATCCACCATATGTATCTACTGATGCATCATACGATAACCGTAATAAATGGGTAATTGTTATGGGCAGCAATGTCATTACTAGTACGAGTGCAGTATATGACTGGTGCGCATGGAAGTTTGATAAATTTACAGCTATGTAAAGCCAGCCCCTGGAAACAGGGGCATTTTTTTTAGAGGATATTATGGAAATAAAAGAAGTAAGCAGAAAGCCAAATAACAAAGGCGATCCAATAAAAACAAAAGAAATGATCAAAGAGATTAAAAAAGAATACTATAAGCCTGTAAAGGGTAAATTCGAGTTTTTAGATGCTGGAAATGGTTTTTTTGAATTTAACCATAGATTTTTTCCAGATGATCTTATACTGACGTACAAATTTTTTCATGGTGAGATTTGTGAAGTCCCAATGGGGATTGTAAAGCACATCAATAATACAGTTAGAAAGATAAGAACATTGAACCAAGAGCTTTCAAAAGGAAACAAATTTTCTCAAACTGTTGAGCAGTCTAGAATCAGATTTACCCCTGTAGACATGTTCTAATGTAAAGCGGGTTTACATCGACCTAGATTAGGGGAAATGATGAGTATAACAACACTATCTGACATAATCACAAAGGTTCGAAAGCTTACAGGAACAGGAAACTCTCTACAGTTAACAGATGCAAATATTATAGATTACATAAATAGTTTTTATTTGTATGATTTTCCATCTGAATTTAGGACTCTTCACCTAAAGCAAATGCTAACATTTAATACAATAAAAAATATAGACGCTTATCCATTTGATTTTGAGCATTATGAGACTGTAGAGCATCCTTCTTATGTTGACAAGAGAAAAGTTCCTGTATACTATAACCCGATTGAATTTTATGGTCTATTTTACAACTGGCAGATAAGGGAAAACTTTTCATCAGGAGATGGAACAACAGGACCTTACTCTGGAACTTCTCAGAAATTTCCAATAATACGTAGCTATAATAACAATCCAATAACTGAATCAAAGACATTTCAAAATACAGCGTTTTCTACAGGTACCTATCCACCATCATTTGATGAGCCGAATCCATCTAGATCACAAAATATTCTGATATCTGCAAACACATCTACAGGAACAATATTCGTTACTGATGATGGTAGTGGAAATTTGATTGGAGATGCCACATCTGGAACTGTCGACTATTCTACAGGAACAATTTCAAATTTAGTATTCTCATCTGTAATTCCTTCTGGAAATGACATTTCTATAACATATAACTACTCAAATCAGGCAATGCCAAAAGCCATTCTTTTTTGGAAAAATCAGATAATTTTGAGACCTGTTCCAGATAGAGGATATACTGTTGAAATAACATCATTTAGGAGACCTTCACAAATACTTTTAGGTTCTGTTGACCCAGATAGTCCAACTACAACTGGAGTTCCAGAATTACTTGAGTGGTGGGAGACATTAGCCGCTGGAGCTTCTAAAAAAATATTTGAGGATAGGCAAGACATGGATGGTGTTGTCATGATGGATAAAATGTTATCTGAGAGATATGCGTTAAATGAGACAAGGACATATGCACAGCTAGGAAAACAGCAGATAAATACAATTTTTAAAAGCCAGCTTGAGGGAACATATAACACGTATATAGGATGGGGTTCTCAAAATGGTTAGTCTTAGAAAAGAGCATAAAAATCCAAAAGGTGGATTATCTGCGAAAGGAAGAAAATACTACAACTCAAAAACAGGAAGCAATTTAAAAGCACCTGTAACAAAAAAACAAGCTAAAAAAAGCCATAAAAAAGCAGCTAGAAGAAAAAGTTTTTGTGCTCGAATGTCTGGTTTAAAAGGTTCTTTAAAGGATAGCAAAGGAAAACCAACACGAAAAGCTTTAGCTCTCAAAAAGTGGGATTGTAAATGAGTCAAGGAGGACATTTAGAAAACACAGAAAGTAGCACTATAAATTTCATAACTGATAGTGGAACGGTAAATACTGTAAGTAGAAATATTCGAATATCCGGCGGATTGAATGTACAGACAACTGGAACAGACAGCAATTTAGTTACGATACTCGCTAATGAGCAGGTTACATCAAAAACATCAAATTATACACCTACTGAAGACGACTATTTTATAAACTGCACATCAGGAACATTTACAATTTCACTTCCTAATGCGTTAGACTTATCAGGAAAGGTGTATGAAATAAAAAATAGTGGAACAGGAATAATTACTGTTGATGGAGATGGATTAGAAACTGTTGATGGTGAAGAAACTCAATACATTTATGAAGATGAGTCGTTTACATTAATTTGTGATGGAAGTGGTTGGTATGTAATATGACACTTATTAGAAACGTAAATATAAAATCATCAGATTCTGCTAGTATAGATGCTTTTGGACGATGGAGAACATCAAACACAGAAACAGTTTTTGATTTTAAAAATATTTTTTATGACTCTGATATTCCTCTTAGCCAAGAAAATAAGCCTGTTTTTTGGGACAATCAAGAAACATCTGGATCTGGAACAAGTACTTCTTATAGACAAAATGAAGCAAGTCAAAGAATTTCTGTATCAAATCTTACTGCTGGTAAGAGGACAAGACAGACAAAAAATATGTTCAACTACCAACCAGGAAAATCACAGTTATCATTTATAACATTCAATTTAATATCATTAGACAATGAAATAACAAAAAGAGTTGGATATTTTAACGATAACAATGGAATTTTTTTAGAGACAATAGGAAGCGATAAATATTTCATTAGAAGAACTTATACTAGTGGCTCCGCAATCAACAATAGAGTGATATCATCATCATGGAATATAGATCCAATGGATGGTAGTGGACCTTCAAAAATATCTTTAGATTTTACAAAAACTCAAATTTTAATTATTGATTTTGAGTGGCTTGGAGTTGGACGTGTTCGTGTTGGATTTGTAGTAAATGGAAACATTTATTATGCACACCAATTTCTAAATGCCAACAATCTTACACTAGTCTATATGTCAACTCCAAATCTACCTATACGATATGAAATAGAAAATTCAGGATTAGGATCAGCTAGTAATCTGGATTGCATATGCTCTAGCGTTATGAGCGAAGGTGGAATTCAAGATATTGGTGTAATAAGATATGCATCGACATCTACTTTAGTAGACGCTTCTGTTGCTGGAACAATATACGCCGTTTTAGGTATACGACTAAAACAAAATTATTTATCTTCCACTGTAAAGATTATTTCTTATTCTCTAATTGAGGTTCAGGGAGGAAAAAATCTAGAATGGCTACTAATATTTAACCCAACCGTTGCTGGTGCATTTACATATGCTGATGAATCTAGAGGAAGTGTTCAAGTGGCAAGAGGAGCTTTAGCTAATACGGTTTCAGGAGGAATTGTTATTGGTGGCGGGTTTTTTAATAGTGATAAAGGAAACACTGGTGGATCTATAAATCAAGGAGTTCAAAGTTCACTATATTTAGGTTCTACGATATCAGGAACTTCAGACCAAATAGTTTTATGTGTAAAACCTTTAGCTGGAGTTATAAATTCAGATGTATACGGTGGATTAACTTGGAGGGAGTTAATATGAAGAAAAAAGGTGCTTCTGCAAA